AAGATCGTCGAACTCGACAATCGCTTTCGGCCGAGGAACATCACGATCGACTTCGGGATGGGGACGGGAGTGATTGACGTGCTGAAGCGCCGCCATCTGCACGGGCGCGTGGTCGAAGTCAAGTTCGGCGACACAGCGCCCGACAAGGAAAGCGAGTTCGGGTCGATGGGCGCGTACCTGTGGGGCAAGCTGCGCGACTGGTTGCCGGGCGGCATGGTGCCGAAGGATGACGGAGAGAAGGGGTCGTTCTCGCACCAGGCATTGAACCGCGGCTGGAAGTGGAGCGGACGCGAGGACGGGAAGAAAGTGCTCGAGGGAAAGGACGACCTGAAGGCGCGCGGACTGCACTCGCCCGACGATGTCGATGCCTTGGCGACCACGTTCGCAGTGAACCCACCGAGGACCGACCGGGTCGGGGGCGGGAAGGCCGTTCGGGTTGACGGGGCGGATGAGTCGCCGTACGGATGGTAGCCCTGTTCGTACGCCAAACTTGACGAAAGCGTAGGGATTTCGCATACGATCGCCACGCGCCGGGATTACCCCTACGGGGTATAATCACCGAGCTGCGGGGCGGCCTGAAAAGCGGGCGTGATAGAATGTAGGGGATGGCGAGCATGTTCTCATCCCCGCAGATCCAGACCCCGGCGCCACTCCCGAAGTCGCCGGTCGAGGACGAGTATCGGCTGCGCGAGATGGATCAGGCGCAGCGGCGCGCGAGCGCAGACCTCGCGGCGTCCGGTCGGCGTACCACGGAGTTCGCAGGCCGCTCGATCGCGATGGCGGAACAGAAAGAGCGCGCGAAGAAGCGCGCATCCACGGACGCCTTGGGGCTATGAGCGACCGCGCGCTCTTTGCCCGGGTCAAGCGGTTTCTGCGCCCGCTCAAGGCCCACGCGAAGGCGAAGGCTGAACGTCTGGTGCCCGCGATGGTAGCGGCGTGCGCCCGGCCCGAGGTCGGCGTTGTCGTCTTCCGCGGCGCGATGGCGCAAACGCTGCTGCGGCAGGGGCCGTCGCGAAAGGCGCGTGCATTGAAAAAGGTCGTGAAGGGGGATTGATGAGCTCGAGTTTCCACAGCAAGACGAAGGGGTTTGACCCGCTCGGTCATGCGGCCGTCGAGGGCATCTTCGGCATCGAGAAGCAAGAAAAGAAAATCGCTTCGGCCCAGGCGGCGCAGGACGCGGAGCTCGCGCAGCGCAAGCTCACCGACGAGGCGCTGCAGGAAAAGATGCGCGTGACGCAAGTAGGCGAGCGCCGGCAGCAGGCCAGGGCTGCGGCTTCCGCCGCGGGCGCGACGCGCGTGCGTAGCGACGCCGATCTGCTCGGCTACGCCGGCGGGCCGAAGAAACGCCAGTCATCGCGCGTGCTGCTCGGCGAGTAAGTCTTGATCGACATCGATCCGCGCGTCAAGTACCACTCGATGCGGCTGTCCGCTCTCCAGAGCGACCGCTCGGGATGGGACGCGCAGTGGGAAGAGAGCGCCGCGCGCGTCATTCCCGCGCACCGCGACAACTTCGTGTCGCGCGGAATCGGCAATGCGCTCGGCACGCCCGGGCAGAAGAAGACCGAGCTCCAGTTCGATGCGACGGCGGGCCTCGCGTGCCTGCGCTTCGCCGCGGTTATGGAATCGTTGAGCACGCCGCAGAACGGGCGCTGGCACTTCCTGTCGCCGGCCGACAAGGGCCTGAAGCGCAATCGCCGCGTTCGTGAATTTTTCGACGACCTGACGGATCGCCTTTTCTCGTACCGCTACCGGCCGGTGGCGAACTTCGTCGGCAACAGCCAGCAGGTCTACCAATCGCTCGGCGCCTATGGGAATGGCTCGTTGTTCATCGATGCGCCCGACCAGGTCCGCGGGCTGCGCTATCGCAACGTGCATCTCGGTGAGACGTACTATGTCGAGAACCACGCTGGCGTGATCGACACGCTGTACCGCGTCTACTGGCTGACCGCGCGCCAGGCGGTGCAGGCTTTCCCGAATGCACCGGACGCCATCAAGGCCGCGGCGAACGAGCCGAACCAGAGCGAGCGCAAGTTCCAGTTCGTGCATTGCGTCTACCCGCGCGAGGACTACGTGCCGGGGATGCTCTCGCCGCAGGGCAAGCCTTTCGCCTCGCTCTATTTCTGCAAGGAACCCCTGGCGTTTCTGGACGAGGGTGGCTACAACGAGTTCCCGTTTGCGATCACACGCTACACGCAAGCCTCGGGCGAGGTCTACGGCCGAGGCCCGGCGCAGTGGGTGCTGCCGTCGATCAAGCTGCTGAACGAGGAAAAGAAGACCAACCTGAAGCAGGGCCACCGCGCGGCCGACCCGGTGCTTCTTGCTTACGACGACGGGACGCTGGACGGCTTCACGATGCGCCCGGGCTATCTGAACAAGGGTGGCATCAGCAAGGACGGCAAGAAGCTGATCGACACGTTGCCGACCGGCAACTTCGCGATCAACGAGAAGATGATGGACATGGAGCGGGCGATCATCAACGACGCCTTCCTGATCTCGCTCTTCCAGATCCTCGTCGAGAACCCGCAGATGACCGCGACGGAAGTGCTGGAGCGCGCTCGCGAGAAGGGTATGCTCCTCGCGCCGACCGCCGGACGCATGCAGGCCGAGTTCCTGGGGCCGCTGATTCAGCGCGAGCTCGAACTGCTGAGCGCGCAGGGGTTGCTGCCACGCATGCCGCCGATCCTCGAGCAGGCGGGCGGCGAGTACACGATCGAGTATGATTCGCCAATGTCGCGCATGCAGCGTGCCGAGAGCGCGTCGGGCTTCACCCGCACGCTGCAGATCGCGGCCGAGTACGCCAAGATGACGCAGGACATGGACGTGCTGGATCACTTCGACTTCGACGCCGCGATGCCCGAACTGCTCGACATCAACGGTGCGCCGGTTCGCTGGACGCGCACGAAGGAGCAGGTCGAGGAAAGGCGCAAACAGCGCGCCGAGGCCGCGCAGATGCAGCAGATGACGGACGCGGCGCCGGGGGTTGCGCAACTGATGAAGGCGGCGCCTGACGCCGCGGGTGGCCCGGCTTGATCGACGCGCTGCGCAAGTTCTTCTCGCGCCGCCGGGGCGCGTACCAGGACGTGTTCCGCGGGCCGCAGGCAGAGATCGTGCTGGCGGACTTGGCCCGATTCTGCCGCGCGCACGAGTCGACGTTCCACCCGGATGCGCGGGCGCACGCGGTCGCCGAAGGCCGGCGCGAAGTGTGGTTGCGCATTCAAGAGCACCTGAAGCTGTCCGAAGTTGACCTGTGGGCACTGAGATCGAGGGGTCTGCCTGATCCCGAGTAGCCCGCGCCCCCATAAAGGATAAGGCGTGTTCAGAGATAATCGAGAATTGCAGTATCACGACCGGATGAACTTCGTGCTGAACAACGGAGCTCTCGGGGATGTCATCACGTCGCTGCCGGCGATGATCTACGGCCGCCAGCGCCGCCATGAAAGCATGGAGATGCGCGTGTGGGCGCCCTCGTGGCTGCACGACCTGCTCGCGTATCTGCTCGCGCCCTACGGCAAGTTCGTGATGCGTAAGCTCGAGGAGTTCCCCTTCGCGGCGGTGACGCGCCGCGCGAACGACGATTGGGGCGGCGGACCTGTGGCGATCAACGGGTTCTTGCACAACAATCACACGCGCAACGCGACGAACATGGTGGATTTCGCGTTCTCATGCCTGCTCGATGCGTCGCCGAGCAACATGAACGACCGCAGCTATCCTGTGCTGGCACTTCTCGGGCCGCGCACGATCGAGGGCAAGTACATCTTGATCCCGACCAACGCCACGTCGGAGAACAAGACGTTCCGCGCGGTCGTGATGCGTCCGATCATCGAGTGGGCGCTGGAACACGACTACAAGGTGGTGCTGACCGGGACGAAGACGAGCCACACGAAGGTAGATGCGGGCGGCACGTTCCGGCCGATCGTCATGCTCTCCGAGGTTGAGTCGCTGGCGGATCTGTTACCGAAGTGCATCGACATGCGCGAGAAGACGACGCTGCTCGAACTGCGTGATCTGTGTGGCTACGCGAGCGCGGTCATCGGCGTGGACGGAGGCACGATTCACGTCGCTGGCACGACGATGGCGCCGATCGTGTATGGGCTCACTACCACGCACCCGCGGCATCGGTTTGTCGCGCGCATGGGAAGCCCGCACTTCCAAATCCGATATGTGACGCCTCGCAATCTCGAATGCGCGGGCTGTCAGTCGAATTGGGTGCTTTCGTTTTGGGACTTCACGAAATGTCCCTACGAGGACAACAAATGCACGTACCAGCTTCACCCGGACGATTTCACCCAGGGCCTGCGCGAGCTCGGCCTCTAACCTAGGAGAACTACAATGCCAGACGCAGGACAGCAGGGCGGCGGCGACGCCGGGCAACAGGGCGGGCAGCAAGGCCAACAACAGCAGCAGAGTCAGCAAGGGCAGCAGGGTCAGCAGGGCCAGCAAGGGCAGCAGCAACAGCAAGCCCCGTGGTATGGCGCCGAGGATGCAGACACCGCCGCCTTCGTTGCCAACAAGGGGTGGCAGTCGCCGGCCGATGTCATCAAGAGCTATCGTGGCGTAGAAAAGTTGGTCGGCCGAGACCCGAGTACCATGGTCTCGATCCCCAAGCCCGGCGACGAGGCCGGCTGGCAAGCCGTGTACGCGAAGCTTGGTCGACCGGAAGCGGCCGACAAGTACGACCTGAAGGCCGGCGCCCCCGACGGCTTCGCGCCTGACGAGGCGCTGATGGGCAAGATGTCGGCTGCGTTCCACAAGGCCGGATTGAATTCCGAGCAAGCGAAGATGATCGCGGCCGAGTATAACGCCACCGCCAGCGAGCGCGGCGCGCAGGCGCAGAAGGACTACGATCTCAACGTCCAGACCGACAAGCGCGCGCTCCTGCAGAAGTGGGGCGGCGGCTACGAGCGGCAGATGAACGCGGCGCAAACCGCTGTGGCTTCGCTCGGGTTCGACGGCAAGATGGTCGACGCGATCGAGGCGGCGATCGGCTACGGCGCGACGATGGAGTTCTTCGCCGGCCTCGGGCAGAAGCTCGGCGAACACAAGTTCGTCTCGGCGCCCGGGCCGACCGGCATCCCCGGCCAACTGACGCCGGCGGAAGCGCAGCAGGAGCTCGCGAAGCTGAAGCAGGACAAGGTGTTCCAGGCGACGCTGCACGACAAGATGAACCCGGCCTACAAGGACAACTACAAGAAGTGGCAGGACTTGTTCAAGATCGCCTACCCGGAATAGGGCGCCAGCTACCCACTACACCCGGCGCAACGAACGGCCTCTGCGGAGGCCGTTTTTGCGCCTGTGATATACTGGAATCAGGAATCTTCTCGGACAAGCAGGTAGGCGCCCCGAGAGGCGAGCAGGGCAAGGCCCCCGTAGTTGGGACAAGCCAGGATGACAGGCCGCCGGAAAAGGGTCTGAAATTGGGTTTGTTTTCAACGAAATAGGAGGGCAAAGTGCCCGATCAAATCACCGTAGCATCAGTCCAGGAGTACAAGACCAACGTCGAGCTCCTGATGCAGCAGCAGGACTCGCGCCTGCGCGGCATGGTCTCGACCGACTCCTACGTCGGCAAGCAGGCTTCCGTCATCGAGCAGTTCGGCGAAGCCACGGCGCAAAAGCGCACC